AAGATTATCTGGCAATGTTGTTCAGGCCAAAGCATTAGGTTTAGATATTGCTAAAAGAAGTAGTTTAAATAAAGGCAATATGGTAATTAAATTTGGTGATAATCAAAAAATAGAAATCAAAGGAAAACAAAAAGATTTCTTAAACAATTTTGAAAGATTAGATTTGACTAAAGATAAATTTTATAATAATCCAAATACAAGAGATATTTTTGAATATTGGGTTGAAAAAACAGGATTTACAGGTTCTGCTGAAAAATTTATTAAATTAGACCCCTTAGATAAAAGTGAATATATTAAAAAGGTTATGAGAATTATTCCAGAATATCCTACAAATGATATTAAGGTTGGTCTTTTGTATAGAGATATGTTTAAAAATAGGGAAGCAGGTCTTATTATTGAAGAAGAAAATGCCCCCGAAGAATTTGCTTATTTTCTTCAAGGTTTGAGAGATGGAATTATGGGTGGTAAATCAGTAAGAACTGCTTTTGATTTCAATACTCTCAAAAAGTTCAATACTAATATTTTACCTAAACTTATAGATGCTATTAAGAGAGGTGTTTTCGTGGATGAAGATGGGGTGCGTCAATTTAGATTAGGTCCTCCTGTTTCTAAATTAATGAATAGATTGGGTAAAGACCAAGAAGATAAAAGTGAAATTATTTCTGTAATTGGTGATGTTATCCGAGGACAAAATATTTCAGATAAATACCAAGGTTCAGACAAAGATACTCTTGCTAAAATTGAATCTGATATTAGAGAACAGTTAAAAGAAGAAGTTGCTGGTAAAACAGTAGCATCATATCTACTTTCCACCTTTATGAAGTTATATAAAAAAGAGGGTATTTTGAGTAGCATTTTAAATACTAAAACAGTCATTCCTATTGAATATCTTACGCCTCAAGAACCACCGAAAACAGAAAAAATTAAAGAACCCAAAGGTAGTGAAAGAATTAAGGTTCTTCAAAGAGGGGTTTATGATGAAACTAAAAAGTCCCTTGACGACCTATTGGTAGCCATTGGAGAAGAAGATGAAATTATTATCAAGGAAGATATTGGTCTTATTCTTGAGTCCCTTAACAAAAATCAAAAGAAGAAAGTTAAGGCAATTTTAAATATCGCAGACCCCACAGAATACTTTGGACACGATTTCCTCAAGTTATCCGAACTGATTCGTTTGTTAAAAACATTAGGCGTAGTAAAGGGCGACAAAAAGTTAAACAAAAAAATATTGAGATATGACGAAGAAAATGTGAAGGTAGTAAAGTTAGCCGCAAGACTTAGAAAAGATTACGAAAGACTTTATAGCGATTTGAGAGAAATGATATACCCGAAAAGTGGTGAATAAAAATGAGTGAAGAACTAACATTATTGTTAAAGGAATTAGTAGAGAGAGTTAAGACATTAGAAACAACCGTCTTTGATAGAGACAATGTGCTAATGAAGTCTGGACTTGTAAAAGTAGAAAGTCAAGCACCGTCTATTCAATCGGCGGGAAGAATCCCATCAGCAGATACAATTGCAAAAATGGATTGGAAAGACATTGATGAACTTGTTGTTAGATTAAGTGGTGAGTAAAATGGATTGGGAAAGTAAAACAGATGTTACTATGGACTTTACAGAAGATGCAAGAGGCGAAGATAAAGTTGCTGCGATATTAACGCAATTAATTGAAGTCGGAAATTTAATTTCAAATCATCTTGGTAGTCATATTGACCCAAGTGCAAAACCTACAAGTGGGAAAGCAAAGACTCCTGAACAAGTTGATGTAACGAGAATGGCTATGAAACCATTAACCGAAGCACAAGAAAAGAAGGTCGGAAGTCTCTATAAAAATAGACAAATGCCTACACGAGATTATACAGGTTTAATAATTAGTAAAGAAGAAATTGAAGATGTTGTTAATGATGATATGAATGAATATTTAAGAAGGCATCCTGATGAAAGAGAAAGAGATAAACTTAATAGTAATAATGAAGATGAAGAAAAGGTTCTTATTTCGTTAGCAAGATTTGCTGATGATGAAGAGAAATTTAATCCTGCATTTATGGTCGCATCTGCTTTGACGGATGAAAAGAAGGCTATGGCTAATCCTTTAAGCACATCTGAAGGTAAAGCACTTCTTACGGCTCTTAACGAAGCCGCAAACAAACTCCGAAAGTTTTTATCAACGGCGAGAATTGATGGTGGACAAGCACAAATGCCCCAAGATTTGCGTAAAAGTTATCTTAGACAAGATAACCAATACGGGCCATACTATATACAAATGAACTATAAAAGAAATTATCCATACAACGAAGTTCAGGGCGCACTTAGCACATTAAGAATGACTGAAGAACAAGCAAAAATGAACAGTCAATCAGCAGAACATTTAGAATATTATCTAAACATTGATAATCCCAACTATCCTATCCCAAGAGATAGAATGGTGAAAATTCTTAATAAAAAATATAATCTAAACCTTACTCACGATTCTGATATGGATGACGGTAAAGTTAGACGCTCATCGCAAAATTTCGTTTAATTAGGTGATTAATTGCCTCCAGAAACGGGTAGGATTGACCCTTTATCAAGGTCGCTAAGAAATCTTTATGATAAGGTTAGAGTTGCATATTTGAGTGCAAGAGAAAGACCAAAAGATTACAAAGATGAGTGGTCTAAAATAATTGAAGAAATTCGTGATAATTGGGATAGCCCTAACCCTATCGGAGATTTGCTAAGAGATGAATTATCTGAATCCTTAATTTATAGCGAAGAAGTAAAAGACCCTCAAGGTGCTAAGGCTAAAAGGGTTTATCAAAATATTAAAGAAGTTCAAGAGCAAACTTCGTTAAGTAAAGACCCATTTAGAAAGAAATTTGGAGATAAATTACCAAAATTACTTCTTAATAATACCCAAGTATATGCTATATTTTTACATTGGGCATATAGAGCAGGTCGTGGTGCTTTAGAAGGATGGGAAGAAGTAGGTGATTTAAAAGATGATTTTACAGAAGGTTATGTTGGATTAGATTTAACAGACGGTGAATTGTTTAGATGGCTTGAGACAAACTACGGTGAAGATGTTGATGTTAAAAGATTAAAGCGTAAAATGCAACCAGCACGAGAAATGCTTTATGAGGTTTATACAAAGGAAAATAGTGCTTCTTCATGGCAACAATTAACAGATACTAAGAGAATTCTAAAAGAATTTGAAAAAGTAATTAACATTAATAATATTGAATGGTTATCTAATGCACCTGACGACCCAAGTTCAATTATTGTTAGTTATAGTGATTTAAAAATTGACGGCGGTGAAGAAGAAAGTGTCATTACTGAAAAAATTGAGGACTTCTTAATTGCTGAATACGGAGAAAGAATTTGGAATTTTAATTATACCATTGAAGGTATTGATAAAGATTTTTCATTAAAATATGCTATGTTAAAAGAAGACAAAGAGTTAAATGAATTTATTATTCCTAACAAACCTATGTATCGTATCTTTGAAATTGATGATATGAAAGAAATTAAGGGATTTTCTGGGGACTATGTTGTTCAAGAAAAGTATGACGGAATGCGTATTCAAATTCACAAGGATAAGGAAATTAAAATCTATTCCTTTAATCAAAGAGATATTACCAGAAAATTTGACAAGCAAGTAGAACTTATGTCTGATAAGGATTTTCCTAAATGTATTTTAGATGCTGAAGTTGTTCTATACGAAAATGACGAACCTCTACATAGAGCAGATACTATCTCTTACATTAATTCTAAAAGGGATGATTCTGCTTTTGAACTAAGAATTCATGTGTTTGATATTATTCGTCTTAACGGAGAACATATTTGGAAGAATAAATTAGAAGAAAGACTTCAAACATTGATGGGTAATTTTAACAAAGTTTCTCATAGACAAATACAATTTCCTACTAAATCTAACACCAGATTTGCAGATTCATTAGAAGATATTGAAGAATACGCTATGGAAATTATGAAGAATCCTACATCAGAAGGTGTCATTATTAAGGATGCTAAATCCTCATACATCGTAGGTAAAAAGAAAAACCCAAAGTGGATTAAATGGAAAAAATTTGTTGATTTAGATTTAATTATTTTAGAAGTTAGAAAGAACAAAAATGGAACATTTAGTTATACATTAGGGGCTGGACCTTTAGGTGATGAAGAATATAAACCCATTGTTCGTTATAAAAATAAAGATTATCTAAATGTTGGTAAGGCTCTTAATACTAAAATCAAATCAGAAGAGGGTAATATTATCCGAGTGAAGGTTGATGAAGTTAAGAAGACTAAGACAGGTTTCTCCATTTATAGTGCTAAGGTTATTGAAAAGCCCGAAGTTACTGAACCAGAAAAAATTATCACACTTGAGTTTTTGTCTAAGGATAACAAAAAGTCTGCTTCTGATTATTCAATTGAAGCACTTAAAAAATCATATACAATTACAGATAATATTCATGGAATGGTTGATTTAAACACTACTTATGATACGGAAGGATTCGTTCTTTCGGGATTTTTACAAGATAATCTAATGGCTAAAAATGCCTTGATTGATATTGATTTGTGGAAACAAGAGTTAGCAAATATACATAAAAAGGATAGTGGTAAATTAATGAGTATCATTTCCGAAATTGTATATGAGGGCGAAATTACAAAGCAGGATTTAGTTAAGAAATTAAAACAAAGAGCACCAGATATTATCAAGAGAATTTTTTCTGATGGTGATATTGAAAAGGGTTTGCTTTTATACATTAAAGAAAGGGGTGAAGCATTCGGTATTTTATATAATAAGGAAAGACAAAAGTTTTACCATGATGATAAAACATTAGTTAAAGACCCAGAAACTATCGGTAAAATGGAAGAAAATACTTATGAAATCTGGAGAAGAGAAGATGGTGATTTAAATTTTATTTACCAAATTAAAGAAAAAACATTTTCATGGCGTATTGAGCAGGACAAAATTGAAGATATGTATGAATTATTTGGAAAGGCTGAGCGATTCTTAACTGAATATGATAATAAACCACAAAAGGATAAAAAGATTGATGAGGGTTCAATTAAAATTGGCTCTCAAAGAGATGGCTACCATGAATATTTCCTAAAGGGTAAAATGTATTCAGGTAAAATTCATTTCAGAGTTGTTAAAATTATGGAAGAAGATAAGTGGATTGTCTTTACAGGGTATAAGGAAGAGCCGACAGATAAAGATAGCGACGAAGGATTGTGGGATATTTCGGAAGATAAATATATAAATATTACATTTTCCGACAAATAACCCTATTCCTTTATATAATAGTTAAACAGATGTATTAACATGACTCTTAAGGTGAAGCCGATTCGTCTTGGAAATAAACCCTCTTCGGGTTCAGAATTAGTTATTCTTAAGGGAACAGGAAAAGATATGGTTATTGCTGGTTATGCCTCCGTTGATGTGGTGGATAAGCAAAACGATTTAATTACATTGGAAGCACTAAGAGATGCTTCTGACAAATTTATGAAGAGTGATTATAAGAATGTTATGATTACTCATTCAAATGTGCAGGTAGGAGAAGTTATTGATACCTATACAGATACAAAAGGAAATGTCCTAAAAACGGGCGTTGATGATACAGGATTCTTTGTTGTTATCAAAATGAGGAACGACATTGAGAAAGCGAAAGAGGTTGCCCGTGATATTAGAAGAGGCAAACTACGCTCTTTCAGTATTGGTGGACAGGCTATCAATAAGCATAATGTCCATGACCCTGATATTGGAACATACAAAGAAATAGATAAATTAGAACTCCACGAAATCACAATTTGTGAAGAGGGCATTAACCCTGAAGCAAAATTTGAGATTGTGAAAGAAAATAAAAAAGGAAGTGAAAAAATGACCGACGAAATTAGCAAGGCTTTAGCCGAGTTTGAAGACCTCGTTTCGCAACTCCGAAATCAAACGATTTTGAAAGATGCGTCAGACGATGAAGAAATGCAAGCGATGCCTGAAGAAGATGAAGAATACATGGATGGTGCATATAAGGCAGAATCCGAAGAAGATGATGCTGAAATGATGGATGATGCAGAAGAAAAGGCAATTGATTCCACCGTTTATGGACACAATGCAACGGGACAAAAGATGGGTGAGTCTAACCTTACGGGTCGCTATGATTCGGAATTTAGCCAATTCCTTGCACGAAAGTCTCAGCAAATTCAAACCCTTGACCTTTCCGATGAAAATATCGCAAAGGCTTATGCTCAATTTAAGGCCGAGAAGGAAGAAGAGAGAGCATACGATGTTATCAAGGAACAATTTGAGGCTCGTTATCAGGCTGAATTAGCAAATGAGGCAAACGCTATTGCAAAAGAAAACTATGATGCACACTCCGAAGTGGCCGCATTGAAGAATGAATTTGCACAACTGCGAAAGTCTCTAAACTCCCATAAGGAAGTTATTGCAAAGCAGGCTAGTCCCGTTGCACGACCAGCAATTAGTGAAGATGTTATTGCTAAGATGAACAACCTTCACGAAATGTCTTGGGATGAAATTAACGAAATGGTGCGTGAACTACAATAAAGGAAGTGAAAAAAATGTCAGGATTAAACCAAATTAGAACGATTCAAGATTTAGAAGCCGCTACTTACGGCAACCTCGGAACTAACTCTCTTTTGAAGGGATATGGTATCGGGGCTGGTGTAAATACGGGCTTGCATACCGATTCTTCAACGGGCGCATTTAGCCCCAATGCACTTTATAACTTAGTGTATGGGCAAAAAGTGTGGTCTATGTTGAACCGAGAAATTAACGCTTTTGCTATGATTCCTAAGAAGCCTTGGAGTAGTAGTGGATGGCGAATTATGACCGAGCGAGCAATTGGTGGTGCTGGTGATACCATTAGCATTACTAGTGGAACGGGTCAATCTTCAGTTACGGAAGCCATTATTGGTGGTGTTGCAGAAAACGCCGCATTTACTACCGCAGTTACTGATGCCTTTTCCCCTATTGCACCTCGTTATGAAACGCTTTATGTTTCGCCTAAGACGATTGCACATCAGTTTGAATTGAGCGAATTGGCTGCTGCTATGGCTCAAATTGATGATGGTATCGGTGATTTAATGGCCGCATACCGTGAAGAAGTCGGTGTTACTCACGCAGAAATGATGAATCATATGCTTTTGACTCCTCTTGAAAATATGTCTGCTTCTTCTAACACTATGGTTACGGGTATTGAGAACAACATTACTTCTCTTTACAAGATTGTTTCTAACGAAGCCGAATTAGCAAATGCTGATAATGGAAACCTCTTTGACGGTGTTTATACCGACTCTGGATATGATAATATGAGAATCCTTTATGGTAAAGACCGTGATGATGGCCTCACTTACTTGGAGTCCTATGTGGATTACGGTGATTACGGTGGTAGCCGACGACCTCTTTCCCTAAATATGCTTAACACGGCTCTCCGTGAATTGCAAATTCGTGGTGCTTCGCCAAAGGTTATTCTTACGGGA